TACTCTTTTCTGAAACTCACTGAAAGACTTCTTTCTCTTTTCCATGTCTTTCTTAACAGCGCCCATTTTGAGAGAATCACTAACCTTTCTTCTCAGACTGGCGCGTCCAAGAGGTGGTTTGGTCTTATCAATCGCTCGGGCAAGTTCTAAACCAACACCCTCTTCTACCTTCTTCTTTTCAGGAAGACCTTTGTGCTTAGTAGAGGCAAAGTCCTTAGCATCTTTCTTTTTCATAGATGCTGCTGCCTGTGCAACTTCGGCAGAAGGTGCAGGCATATCTCCTTTCTTAACGGCATGGACCATACCCATGAACCGTTGTTGTGCTTTAGATACTGCTGGCATATCACTTCATCTTTTTGAGGTGTGCTGCCATCTCCTTTGCCCTTTTTGCTTTTTCAGCAGGGGTAAAGTCTCTAATACCGAGTTCTTTATTGGAGAGTTTCTTGGCAGGTGGACGATCATAATCTTTGCGGGCAGCCATTCCGCCACGCATTTGATGCTCATCTCTTGCGCGGTCTTCTGCTGATTCACCGAGATCATCATAGGTCTTCATATTTCTTGGTGAGATTGAAAGACCAGCAACCTGAATGCCTCTTGCTCTCAACTTATTCTTGAAGAGCATTGCCTTTGTTGGTTCTTCTCTTTTATCTTCATTATCACATTCGCAAGGTGACTTACCACACTTTTCACAGACCTTTGCTTCTTCATTATAATTCAGAGGGAGTCTTCCTTGTTTTTGCATCTGCATTACCTGCTTCTGCATCATAATCTTTTTCTTCAGCATCTTATCCTTATTCATAAGTTGCTTCTTTTCTTCGTCAGAAGGACCTGCTGCCTTCATTGCAGCTGCTGCTTCTTCAACCTTTTGTGCTTTCAGAGCATCAAGTTCGGCACGAATACTTTCACCAATAGTTGGATTAACCTTGACGGTATTCTTACCCTTCATTACATCAAGTTTCTTCTCACCAGATTCTTCCTTTTCATAAATGACTTCTTCTTTTGCCATTGCCTTCTTAATGGCACGGTCCTTTACACCAGCATACTCATGACGATCTGGTTCTTTGGTTCCGTCTCCGTCCTTATCACCGACGGTGTTCTTACCTTTTGCGGGACCATACTTCTTTTCATGCTTCTCACCATAAGCATCGTCTGCTTTTTTTCTTCCAGTGATTTCAACAGAAGCGATATTCTTATTTGCTCTCAGTTCAGCAATCTTAGCACGATCTGCTTTTCTGTATGAGGTATTACCCGTTGCCTTATCAGTTACACGAATAACAAACTTTTGATCTGCTGCTTCTTCAATCTCTTCTACTTCTACCTTCTGTCCACCACCTTCTACAAATACTCTTCCCAATACAGTAGAAGTCTTATTTTCTAATATCTCTGCTACAAGTTTCTCACCACGATCAATTTCTTCACCAAACAACTTCTTCTTGACGATTGCCTTAACACCACTAGGAGCAGGTGAAGAATTCAACAAAGATCTATAAAGTGCCTGAACCTGACCAGGACTCAAACTGGATCCTGATGCGCCCTTCATCTTTTGTCTTGCCTTATACTTAATATCAGAAGCAAGTTGAGATGCCTGTTGCTCAATGCTAGTATCTCCTGCCGCATGACCCTTACGTGGTCCTTTGGACTCCTCAGAAATATGCTTACTCATTGGAAGATCTAATAATTCTTACTTTTTTCTATACTTATTTATAAATTGCTTTCCCCATTCACTTCCAGGAACCATTTTCTCAACATACTTCCTATGAGCATCGGTCCCAACAAGTCTCTGATCGGCAGGAACTCCTGATGGTGCATCGCTATTTTTGACTGCTTCCATCACATCTTTGATCCAAGACTTGAACATAATATTGTCTTCTGTTACACAAATCAGATAGTTAGTGCCTCTGCGAATAATCTTACCAACGAGTCCAGTATTCAAGTTTTCTACCAATTCTCCAATATTAAAGATCTTATTGGAAATAAAGTTTTCGCGTAACCCAATCCAATCAAACTTAGGTGCAATCTCCCAGGTGTTCCAACCTTCTTTGATTTGCATTGCGGCACGAAGAGTATTATAAAGTTCCCTTGCCTGCTTATTATTCATAGAAGCAGGAACACCCTTACGGAATGTGGCAAAGTCTCCTTCTGCTGCTGCCTGTCTCTGTTTTGATGCAGACATTCCAGAAACATCATCACTATCAGGATCTCTGTCACCTGCCGAACGAACTTCTAGATTATCAAACTGATAAAGTTTTCCGTTATAATTACCAGAAAGTTTTTCAAATTCTGCTACACGATCACCACCACCAATAATTCTTACACCAGCATATCCATCCATATGTGCCTTCTTGAGCACATCAAAGATGGTGCGGTTTTGTGGATCATTTACAATTCTCTCACTGTGATTCGGATACATCTGTCTCATAATAGAGACTTTGGTATCGGCATCTAATGGATTCTTTTTCTTATCTTGTGTTCTAGACGGAACAATAATATAGTCACCATCATCAGAACTTGATGCCACTGTGTCTAAAAGTTTTTCGTGACCAGTGGTTGGTGGATTGAAACGACCAAATGCAACGGTCAGTGTTCCTTTGGTTTTTTCTACTGGTGGTGGACCTTCTTGTGCAGGTGGTTCCTGTGCCTGTGGTTGTGGTGCAGGTTCTTGTTGTGCTGGTTCAGAGGTTGTCGCAGAAAGTCTTTTTTCCTTATCAGTCTGTGGAGGATCTTGCTGACCAACTCTCTGTCTCTTATTATAAAACTTCAGTCTTCCCTTATCTGTCTTCGCAACAAACTCACCATCCTTATACCATCCACCGTGACCATCGCCTTCGAGACCAAGACGTGCTGCCTGTTGTGCTGCAGATTCAGATAAAAATTGGAAGAAATTCTTCATTACTTACTCAGTTTCTTAATTATAGATTTTTCGTTTGCAACAATGTAACTGAGGACACTATTCCTCATTTTCTTATATTTATTCATCATCTTATCTGACTTACACAATGAGATGTGTTTATCAAAAGTCATATAGACGTGAGAGAGGAAATCATTATACTTCCTTTTCGGTGTCTTTGAGTCAGTCTCAAAGGACTGTAATAGTTCGATAATTTGTGGGTTCATTTCTTTTTCACTTTATTAAATTTTACTGCAAGATTAGAAAATTGTCCCATTTTGTGCATGGCACCAACTTTGTTTGTTCTAGTTGTAAAATCCAATTGAACCGTAATTCCATCATCTAATACAATATTCCACGCCTGTTTAGATCTACTCGTTCCTTCTGGTTTACTAGCAATGATTTTATCAGCAGCAGCAAGAGCCTCAACAAGAAGATCACTAGACTTATCTCTCCTTGCAGTTCTCATTGTTGTTTTTACAACAACTAGAGGAACATCTTGTTGTTGCTGTGCCACCTTCTCAAGAAGCCAAGATTTAGTTTTTGAAAAATTGCTGTTAAGTAGTTTTATCAATTCATCTTTAATGATTTCTAAATTTTTATCGTATAACTCATTGTATGTTTGTTCATCTTGTTGTTCAAATGCATATGTTTTTCTGGCAAGTGCTTGTGTTCCCCACAACTTTTTATCATCATCAGTAATTCCAGGAATGACTGCATATTGTGGCCAAAGTTTATCTTTTAATTTTTCATAGTCACTAGTCTTTCCATAAAAATCAAAAATTGGTTTCACATAAGTGTTTAATTTTGGTTCATCAGTAGTCTCGCCACCTGCTTTAAGACTAACACCTAGAATTTGTTTTTTTCCTTTTATAGTCCCAAAATATAAAAAAATGTCTCCAGGATGATTTGCCATTACTCCTTGAGGTTTTGCTCTATATCCCCAATATACTTTTTCTATTGGATGCTTCTTATTAACTGATTCTATCCATCTTAAAACATTGATTGCATTTTGAACTTTTTCCTGAAATTTTCCAGTTTCTGCTTTATCAATAAATTCCTTTCCAGCAGCAGCATCTTTAGCATTCAAATAACAATTTAAATTTGGAGAATTATTTTCTATAATCTTGTTATAAAAATCTTTAACGTTTTTAATTTGATTTGATTTAATTCCTGTCTCAAAGGCAATACATGGAAATAATTCGGTTATACTTGCATTCAAGGTAGTTTGAGACATTCCACCCCTAATAGGTTTATAGATAAATCTATATGTCATTTGCCCAGATTTGCAGTTAGTAACTGCAAATGAAGACATTGCCATCAAATCTGTAGTAACAGTTCCTACCCTATACTTTTTTAATGCTGCTTCTACATCGTCTCTCGTCTTCGATCTATCTTTAGACTTTATTTCATAAGCAACTACTTTTGCTCCAGCATTTTTAACCTCAATAATATCATCAACTTCCTTATTTGCCTGAAACTCATTTAATGCCAGATTTAACTGGATCAGATCGTTCATTGACATTTTTTATTTTTATTTAGAATGGAGAATAGCGGATTCGAACCGCTGACCTCCTGCGTGCAAAGCAGGCGCACTACCATCTGTGCTAATTCCCCAGAAAACCCCGAAGGGTTAGTCAGATTCTACCACGGCACTGATGGCATCGTCAAGGTCTAGAACAACCTGACGGATACTACCAACACGGGCAGGAACGTATTCAGTACCATATCCTTTTTGTGCTTCAAAGAGGACTTGGCGAACTGCGGCGGCAGAGAACACGTCCATTTCTACGGTTACTTTCTTATCAGTCATCGGTCGTCAGCAGCACGGTTTTCAGAGAAGTAAACATCAAAGGTTCCTTCTGGGTAACGCTTCTCAAGTTTTTTAACGTTGGTGGCAATCACATCATCGAATGAGACATCGAGTGCCATGCAGGCTTGAGCAACGTACCACATAAGATCACCGAGTTCAATAATAAGATGCTCACGGTTATCGTCATTCCAAGGTTTTCCCTGGAAAACCATCTTCTTGATGATTTCAAGAAACTCCCCGCCTTCAGCATTAATACCAACGCCTGCAGTAAGAAGTCGCTCAATATTGGCACCCTTCTCGTCAAGGGCAACAAGGCGGTCGGAAAGAGCGAGAAAATCTGTAGAGGCATCGCTAGTAACCGCATCAACAAATTTTTCGTAGCGTTCAAAATCAATATGTCGTTCCATTAAAATTTAAATCCTTCAAACGATTTTTTAGGTTTGGTTTCTTCATAATCATACTCGTCTTCTTGTCCAGAGTCAAGTATGTCAGTCTGGGCAGACTGTTCACAATCATACAGTCTCATCTTAGCTCTGTCAATACCTACGATGAAACGTTTATAAATCGTAGGATCATTGTAGCGATTCTTCAACTGCTTCACCATAAGTTGTCCAAGTTGTTCCAACTCCTCTGTGCTAATAAGGGCAAACATAAGATCAGCAGTAGCAGGGAGACCAAAGGATTCAGAAGTGTCAGTAAGCTCAACGTCACTGCTACCATAACCAGAACGAGTGGTCTGCGTGGCAGATACGATAGGGACGTTTGCTTCAACAGCCAACCCTCTAAGCTCCTCTGCAATAGCTTTAATATAGCTATATGAATTGACAGACATACCCGACTTATAGCGGGAGGAAGCACATATATTAAGGTAATCAATGAAAATAATATCAGGTCTAAATGACTTCTTAAGTGCAAGTTCATTAAGAAGTGCTTTAAAGTGTCCACTATGTGCTGATGCAGTCGGGTATTCTTTAATTATAAGAGTGCCCTGTGTCTTTGCTGCCAACTTATTAACTTTAGTTTCAAAAGTCTTTTTGGGAAGATCTGCCAAATCCTGAATAGGAACATTCAGGAGGTTTGCATCAATTCGCTCAGCAATTTTCTCTTCTGCCATCTCCATTGTAATGTAGAGAACGTTCCGTCCTTGGAGCAGCACGGAGCTAGCGACGTGGCACATGAATAGAGACTTGCCGACACCTGTACCAGCAAGCGCGATGTTAAGAGTCTTGTTAGGTAAGCCACCTTTCGTGACTTTGTTAAAGTATTCGAGATCAAACGGAATCTTGTCTTCCTTCTTGTGATAGAACTCATATCTTTCTTCGTAGTTTTGTAAGTAGTCGTGACCAATATTGTTGTCAAAAGAAACTGCCAGTGCGTCAGAAAGAATACTGGGAATAGCATCCCGATTCTTCTTTTCATCATTACCATCTGCAATGTGGATTGATTCCATCAAGGCAAGATAAATCGCACGATCACGACACCACTTTTCAGTGGTGTCTAGCAACCATTGATGATCTACTGGAGAGTCTGTAAATGAGTTACAAATATCTCTTGTCTCTTTAATTTCACCCTCGTTTAGATCAGTCCTATTCTCAACCTCAATATTTAGAGCTTCTGTTGTAATGGCAGAACCATACTTAACAATAAACTTAGCAATCTCCTCAAAGATTACCTTCTCAGTTCTCTGTTCAAAATATGTTGGTTCAATAAAAGGAATGACCTTGCGGGAATAATCCTCACTGTGTATTAAGTTTCTGAGAATTGTAGTTTCGATTCTTTCCATTACTTATAATGTAAATAAGTGCTCATAATATACTTTGGATTACTGATAGGAGGATTTCCACGATGAGGATACATCCACAAAGGAGGAAATACTAAAAGAGATCCTTTCTTTGGAGTAATCTTTTTATCTCTAAAAACTGTCTCTCCACCTTCCGAAACATCATTCAGATAAAACATAAAAGAGAGAAACCTTCTGGCGGAGGAATAGTCTGCTACATCGACATGTGTATCAAACCTATCCTCACCACCAGTATTATACCTCTTTATTCTGAATTGTTCAAATGCATATGAAGAAGGAAACACTCTGGCATCCACGAACTTGTAGTATTCCTTTTGATACTTCTGAACTTTTTTGATTACACTATTGTGAACCTTTTTGAGTTCATCGGTAAAACTACAGTTCTCTGTCAGATTGATTT